TGTGGAATGGAGCCGGAGCCAAAGGCTTCAGGATCGTCGGGGGAACCCAATAGTTCTGCTTGTACGATATCTCTGGTTGTTTCGTTGGATACACCCCCCGCCCACGCTGTAATCGGTTGGTCGTATCTCTTCCCCTCCCACCAATCAGGGTACAATCCAGTGAGGTGGTAAGACATTTCAGCCGCCCCACAGTAGGATTTACCGATACGGTTAGCGGCCATCAGGAGGCGTTGAGAGTTGGTTGCCCCTGTTTTGTGGAAATCTAACTGGTACGGATAGGGATCGTAGTAGTTTATTTTGTTAAATCGCTGTCTCTGCTTCTGCTCTTGCAGGAGTTGTAGCAATTCAGTGTTTTGTGAGGGCATCTATTTGCCTTTGTATTTCCTCATCTGACATGGTTTCAATGTTAGTGGTTTCTATTTTTTCCACTGGTTTCATACCGGCTCTATCAAGGATGTCCTTAATAGCCCCCAATCTGACAGATTCACTCTCTGCCTTCTCTGCTAACTCAGTCACCCAAGTCAATGCCTGTGGGATTTTATCCTGTAAGGCTTTATAGGTGGCATCCTCAATCTCATTCCTGAGTCTGGTCTTTAACTGGTGTCCCTGTACCTTGGCACTCTTTTGAGAATACCCCGCATAGATGGCACTCTGGGTAGCATTACCAGTACGGACATACTCTTCTATGAACTTATCCTGCTTGTCTGTCATAATATGCTCTCAGAGGCTCTGTAATGGCCTGTATTGAACGTTCTCCTATTGAGTAGTAGTAGGGTACTACTTACCCCTCTTATTAGCGTATATAGCCTTACATTGCTTAGAGGCTTTAGACTTGGCTTTATATACCTTTCCCTTGGAACCGCACTTATAACCACCCTTAACTTTTTTAACAGGCATATTAGGAATTCCTTATGAATGGTATTTTTACCCTCCGGTGAGTGGGGAGGATATATATATATATTATTTAACAGCAAGGGGGTGGGGTGGGTTCGGATACCTAGGGGTTTATCGAAGCGTTGTTGCCGTTGAGACGAGAGGCGAGGCTTTAGCCGAGGCTCAACATTGCCGTGTGTGTGTGGGAGGAGGATATCCTATCCCGGGTTGGTAGCCTTTCTTCGGGCCGTGCAACCAGTGGCTAGGTTATCTCTCTATAGACAGAGGAGACACTAAGGACTGGCGGGTGTTCTTTCTGGGCGTCCCCCGCGAACAGATGCGGGTCGGGCTTTCGTGAACCAAGCCTCGCGATACAACGGCGAGTCTCGGCCCTTCGGGCTTCAATCCCTGACGCAACTGCGAACGAGTGTGTAAGAGTACGCGCTTGTGAGTTATGGGCTGGGATTGATAATGTGCAGAGCGCTTCTGCGAATACGGTTGAGGTTGTGGGCTTCGTCCTGTGATGTGGTCGCTCGCAACGGCAGATCACGGCTCTGTTAAGAGTCTAAGGTCATCAAGGGGAAAACCCCGCTGTCGCTTCTGGATCATTCGTTGTCGCAGAGGGGAAAGCAGGATTTGGCCTCTGCCCTGAGAATAGACACCGTGCACTGACGCACACAACAACCACGGAGAATAAGCAAATGCTAATATCATCAATCGACTCAGCGACCATGCAGGAAATGGGCGAAGGTTGGGCCAGACGGACGGCGCATTTCGCCCTGTCAGGCGCGGAATCGGCCGAACGTTCAGACCGCCGGGCCGCGACTGGTGGCGGGATCGACGGCATTTCTGAGTATCTGAACGACCTTGCCGAGCGGGAGCGCAACGCGTCTTTTCGTGAGGAGGCCGGGTTCACTGTGACCCCTGATCAATTGCCCCTCTGGGCCGGTCTGTCCCTGTGGTTCGAGGGCCGGGTGATCGGGCGTGACGGCCTGCCAGTTGGCCCGCAGTCTGCGATGGATTGGCGGGTTGCGAAGGCGCTTGAAGAAATCCAAGTGTCCCGGCCGGAGCGGGTGCAACCCCTCAAGGACAAACTGGCAAAGCGGATCGATACCATGCGGTCAGCGGTTGCCCGTGTCGAGTCGTTCGGGGAGTCGGAGGAGGTGCCTGAGCGGTGGCTTTCGATGGCCGTGGAGGTTGCGACGGATCGCGTTGAGTTCCTGAAGCGGGCCACGTTCGCCCCGGTCAAGGAGTTGGAAGCGTCGATCCTGATCATCGAGGGTTGGATCGCAACCACCTGACCCGGAGTTGCCCCGGTGCCTGTCTGGGCCGGGGCTTTTCCTATATCAGAATATGCTGATATGCTGAAAAAAATTTTTAACAGCATGAATGTCGCGACAAGTCGCGCCTTGATCTTCTCACTCGCAGGCTCGCTCGTAACAGCACCCTCCGCCCCTTGTTGACTATCTGTTAGGCGCACTGCTTGTTTGGTGCGCCGTCACGCCGCCGCAAGGTGGCGGGCTGTTGGTGAGGTAGTCGCAAGGTCAAACAGCGGCACGGCAAAGGTACTCGACATTAGAGAGGCACGAGTTGTCTAGGTACTAGACATTAGAGAGGCATGAAATGTTTAGAAGTAATGCCTGGACTAAGGTAGTGTAAGTGTATGATTTTATTGAGGTTTATTTATTATTAAATAAACTTAATAGGTTAAGGAGAATGTGATGTTTGAGATTATAATGTCTGTTGCTTATGTAGTGGGAGCAGGGTGTATGTTATACTTGATGACGGAGATTGGATTATGATCGACAAAGAATACGTTGAATACTTCATGGAGTATCTTGAAGATGTTATGATCGTGAAGTTGGGTGGTACTTTTACATTCCCTGATGGGCAGGAGTTTCCGATTGCTCAATTAATTATTGAGGCAACCAAAGGAGAGAGTGATGATTCCTGATCTCTGGTGGAACAATAAGTGTCGGCGTTATGCTGAGAAACTAAGAGAGACACATTCAGGTCGGGCCAGTACATCAAGAGGACAGACACTACGAGTGTATGATGAGTTGATGAAAGCCAGTAAAACTCTGGTCGATGGACACGCTCACAATTATCTGGTAGAGTTGGATCGTCGCCTTGATGATGGTGAGTTTACACCTACTGCAACCAAGAAGATTAGAAAAGCAATCTCATAGGAGAAAACAATGGCTAATTACTGTGGATTTTGTGACACTCGTAGACCCCCTGCTACTGAGGGATATGAGTATGGCACCCGGCTTATGATGTTAGGACATGATTGGTTTGAGTTCTGTCAGCCCTGCGGTAAGAAGATAGAGGTGACTAACTCTAAGACAAATGAAACTCTTACGTTGCATGATCTGTCTGAATCTTTGAGGGAGAAACGTGATGCTTAGAACAGAGATGATTGATAACTTGCTTGACTCTTATACGATGAGAGAGTTGAAGGCTTTGGCTGATAAGTTAGGTATTGATTATCATTATGTTGGGAGCCATTCAGATATGGTATACTTGGCTGATGCTGTCCATAATATACTGTTTGATCCGGGTGGATGGCATGAAGAGTTCAATAAGTTAGCAGAAATGGAGCAATAAAATGCAGATGGATGACAGTAATGTAACGATGCTTGCGAAGATGGCTCGACGGTTTCTTGATCCTGTTGAGATTGAATCTCTTATTAGTATCCTTGAGGTTGACTTGTATGAGTTAGCCACGCCGAGAGATGGTGTCGATGAACTTCAAGAACATGAGGACTTTGAACGTGCAGACGAATACTACGGAGGCTGATATGAAATACGATCACTATTCACCTGAGTCTTGGGACATTGAAGGATATGGTACAGTATATGTAGGTGATTCCTTCTTTGATGATGACGAGATGGTGTTGTCTTGGTTCTACCTGAATGAGATAACACTGGAGCCTGTAACTGGTGATCCAATGGAGACTAACTTAGAGCCTGTATTCTGGCTGTCTGATCCCGATCTTAATAATGATATGGAGTTGTGCGAGTCTGAGTTTAAGGCTTACTTCCACTTACACTAGGAGATAATTATGAGACAAGTAACGTCAATCGAAGCATACGAATCTGTAAAGCCCTATATTCCTACGATATCTGAAAGAATTGTAGATTATATTAGCGAGTGGGGGCCAGATATCTGTGATGAAATAGAGCATCAACTATCCTTGTCGCACCAGACTTGCTCTGCTTGTATCAGAGGCTTGGTTAAGCAAGGTATACTTGAGGATTCAGGATTGAAATCTCTTACTCGTTCAGGCAGGAGAGCAATCATGTGGAAACTAACAGAGGAAAGCCATGAAAGCGTTGGATAAAGTGTATGATGCTGTTGTTCCCTCTCTTATCAGTAGATTACAGGAGTATGATCACTGTATTAAACAGGGATTGGATGCTCCGTTCTCTCCGTGGGTAAAGAGGTGGAAGAATGACGGTACTCACTGTGCATTGGAGCCTATCTCTGCTCGTAATGGAGTAAGCAAGCGCCCATATAGCGGCATTAACTGGGTGATACTGGGTCTATTATCTGAGTATAAATCTGTTGACTGGTTTACTTTGAATCAGTTAAAGAAACTAACAGGTAATGACCGGCCTATTCCTGAAGGTGCTTGGGATACTAGCGAACAGATAATGTTCTTTAAGATGAACAAGTTTACTGACAAGCAGACAGGTGATGAGGTCAACTTCCCCTTGGCTAAGACTTATAGAGTCTGGAACCGTGAGGAGATACCGGGGCTACCTGATCCTGTACCTGATGTTAAGCCTGAAGAGTTTGAGGTTAGGTCTGAGATTGATTC